AACTATTAAGTCAGTCCGACATCCCTTTGTGTAGTTTAATGTTATTGATTATTAGGTAGTTTTGTTGTCTTACCAGGACTCGAACAATATAACCTAATTTGAAATAATTTAATACTAACCGAATGTGTAAAACTGTGATATACAGCAAATATAAATTATTCCTTTTTCATTCAAGTTCAAATTAATGTGAATTATATCATATTATTTGGGGAAAAATTTGGGGAAGGTATTTCTATTATATACATTTGCTAAAAATTCATATCATTATGAGGGTAAATGTAAGATTAAGCAGTAGCGGAAAAACACGATCTATAATTTATCGTATCAGTTTTAAAACATTTGAGGTTGTGAACCCGAGTGAAGCATATCCAAGTGGGAAGAAATACAAACAGCTTGATTACAGTACCGGATTAACTGTTTTGTTTAAGGACTGGGATAAAAATAAGAAATTAACAAGAAATGACAGCTATAAAAATGGCCAAATTATAGATGGGGTTGCCAGAGTGCTGGAAATTGGAAGTAAATTGAGTAGAGAGCAGAATTTAACTTTCAAAACGTTAAGAGAAGCACTTGATGCCGATGAGAGCCTGAACTCAATTTTTAATAAAGAGAGGTCTATTAAAAAGGATGTTGATTATGTTTCTCCAATGGAATTTATCAAGTCGTATATAGACAAGGCGCAAGTAACAGCCGGCACTAAAAAAGACTACAATAATACTTATAATCACCTGGAAGAATTTCAGATATACACAGGAAAGGTCCTAACCTGGAAGAGTATGGGATATGAGTTTTATCTAGATATGGTAGAGTTTCTGAAAACTGAAAAAGATATGAAAGGCTCAACCATTGATAAGGTAATTAAAAACATCAAAGTATTTCTGGGTATTGCGGATCTTCAGGATAATCTTCAGGTTAATCAGGATTTTAAGAAATTAGTATCAGGTAAATCATTATTTGCAAAAGTTAATAAAGAGGAGGCTGAACACGTATATTTAACCGAAGCTGAGATAAAACAGATAACTGAAGCTGAAATGGATGAATGTTTATCCGGGATAAGAGATTTGTTTATAATTGGATGCTGGACTGGCCTCAGAATATCAGATTTAAAGCGTCTGGGGAAAGATAATATAAAAGATGGACTATTGACCATAACGACACAGAAAACCTCCAGGAGCGTAACTATACCCGTTACAGATGAATTACAGGCAGTACTTAATAAATACCCGGATAGGCTTCCAAAAATACCGACTGATCAGCATTACAACAGAGAGATAAAAAAAGTATGTGAGAAAGCTAAGATTAATGATTTGGTATTGGCTGAAACTAAAAAGGGTAGTATGAGAGTTACAACCAAAATACCAAAATACGAGCTTATAACATCACACACAGCCAGAAGATCATTTGCCACTAACCTATATAGAAGAGGTATTCCATCAACTCAACTTATGATGTTAACCGGACACAAAACTGAAGACTCATTTATGAAGTACATTAAAGTTACTGCTGAGGATAATGCAAAAGATGTGGCCAAGAAGCTAAAGAAATTAGGGTAAAGATTAATTTTCCCATTGTTATTAGATAGCACTTCCATTCCGGGGGTGCTTTTTTTATTTTAATCAGATTCTAAATTACAGTTTATACATGTCTAAAATACAGCTAATTAACATAATTTAACTGCAGTGTTATTGGCAAATAGCCACAAAAGCACAAAAAACAACAAATCGCTTATATTTTAAGAATAAAAAGCAATTATGAACACAAACAGAAAAGAGGAATTGTTGAAAATACAGAATGAGGTTGTTACCGTATTTGAAGCAGCAGAAATTATTGGTGTCCATAAGAACACTCTGAGGAATTATCGTAATAAAGGATTGCTGATCCCTTTCAAAGCTGGGGGCCGTGTGCTTTACAAATTAGAGGATATTAGAAATTTTTTAACTGGAGGCAATCGATCATGATTATTTCAAAAGATACACCAATAGCAATGCTCACTGTAGGCCAGTTACAGGAAATATTAATGCAGACTAAACCGGTTGAGCAGATAATTGTGCCTGTAGTAGAGGAAAAAGAGGATAGAACCCTAACAGCTGATGAGGCCTGTGAAATTCTCAGATGTGGGAAAACAACACTTCACAAATGGAAGAAAGAGGGCCTTGTTCCACACGTAAGAATAGGCAATAGTATCAGATATAAAATGAGCGATTTGCAGAATGTGCTTAAATCTAAAAGCAGATAGTATGGGAAAAGAAGTATCAACTAAAAAAGAAAGTTTCACACAGCTGGGACCAGTGCAGAGCGAAATATCTTTTATTGATGAGATGGAGGATAAAGATATAAATAAATTATATAATAGCCTGAGTAAAAGACAGAAAAAAGTTTTTGACCTTTTATGTACAGGAAAACAATCTGTTACTGATATAACTATAAAGCTAGGTTACTCAGATCCTCGGAGCCATATTAAGCGGATAATAGACAAAGGCATAATAATAAATTCTAAGTGGATCGAGAAAGGCGAGATAAGGTACAAATTGTATTGGGCAGAATCCGATAAACGAAGTTGTGAAGCTTTGCCCATAGGTGAGATACTTGAGTCAACGGATTTTAATAAAATCAATTATGGCCGGTGATGAAACATATAGTGGGTGGATTTCACTTCATAGAAGAATCAGGGATCACTGGATATGGCAAGATCCGGTTAAGCTTAAATGGTGGTTAGACATTCTGCTTTCAGTCAATCATGAAGATAAAAAAGTAAATATCGGAATGAGATTGATTGAATGTAATAGAGGCCAAACTGTTATGAGTTTGAGAAATTGGGCGGATAGGTGGAAAGTGTCAAGAGACACTACACGCAATTTCTTAGAGCTCTTGAAAAAAGACGGAATGATCACCACAGAGAACCTCACAAATACTACACGGTTAACTGTCTGTAATTATGAAGATTATCAAGGGAGTTTACGCACAAACCAAACGCTAGCCGAACACGAGCCAAACGCTAGCCAAACGCTAGCCGACACAAACAATAATGATAATAATGAAAATAAGGGGGAGAAGCTATCTCCAGAATCTAAAAATGATAAACATGATAGAATAATCAAAAAAGAGATCGAGCTTAAAGAATCAATTAAGCCTTTAGTCCCAATATATGGGAAAGAAATTTGTAATAACTTTTATTTGTATTGGTCCGAACCTAATAAGTCAAAAACAAAACTACGTTACGAAATGGAAAAGACCTGGGATGTAAAACGTAGATTAGCTACTTGGGCAAATAGAGATAAAACATTTAATGGTAAAAATAATGGAAAAGAAACAAAGTTTGCAGAACCAAACTATCAGAAGCTCTAACGAGATTCAGTTACGACATAATCAGGATGCTGAAAAAGCAACGATAGGGGCTTTACTTTTAGAAAAGACAGCCATTTATGAAGTAATGGATTTTCTTAAGCCTGAAATGTTCTATGATGAAGATCTTAATGAAATATACAGTGTTATTTTAGAAGTTGAATCGACTTCTGATGTTGATCTTATAACGGTTTTTGAAGGGTTGAAAAAGCGAAACAGCAAAGTAGATATATCACTATTAGCAGACCTTTCAAGCGAAATAACTTCAGCTATCCACATAAAAACTCATGCTATGATAGTCTTTCAGGACTATATGAGAAGAACATTTGTGATGAAGTGCGCAAAGTCTCTGATTGATTCCAATGATATGAGCATAGATGTAGACGATCTTATTAATAATCATATTTTTGAAGTTGAAAATCTATCTGAAGTATCTGATGTAGGAACTACAGTTTCAATTGATAAGCTTACAGTTGAGGCATACAGATCATACCAAGAAAGAGAGAAAAGAGCTAAAGAAGGAAATCCAATTGGAATACATACCGGATTAAAAAAGCTTGATAATGTACTACACGGATTTCAGAAAGGATGTGTTTATGTGTTAGCTGCACGTCCGGGGATGGGTAAAACAGCGTTTTTGCTCAATTCTGCAAGACTTACAGCGGATAAAGGTAACAATGTGCTCATATTCTCTTTGGAAATGCCTAAAGGGGCTTTAATTAACCGTATGGTAATAGCACACTCCGGAATTAATTCGGAATCATTCAAAGAAGGTAGATTATCACAGAACGAACACTTAAGTTTTGGCGAATCTTTAGAGCAATTGTCACTACTCCCTATTTCGATAAATGATACTGCCTCTATTTCAGTTCAGCAAATCAGAGCGCAAGCTAAAAAGATGAAACGTAAGGGCAAATGTGATATTATTATGATTGACTACTTGCAGTTGATGGATATGAGTCGAATGAAAGGCAAATCAACAAATGATGAAGTTTCAGCGTGTACTAGAGCCATTAAGATACTTGCAAAGGATTTAGATGTTCCTGTAATACTTCTATCCCAGTTAAACAGAAACGTAGAAGCTCGAAACGATAAGAGACCTATGTTGTCAGATCTAAGAGATTCCGGAGGTATTGAACAGGATGCTGATGCGGTTATATTCATTCATAGAGATGTTTATTATACCAAGTCTAATGAAGATAAAAACAAATGTTCTGTAATAGTTGCAAAAAACAGAGAAGGCAGAACCGGAGAACTTGATATATGGGTAGATGACTGCATCACCAATTTCAAAGATGAGGCACCTTCAGGAAGGTATTCAAACAGTTATGCACCTTCAGTGTATGCAATAGAAGAAGAAACACCATTTTAAAGCATTGACAATGATAACCATAGAAAGTATAAAAAATCAGATAGATAAAATAGAAGCCTTAAAAAAAGCGAGACAGGCTTACAATGATGGAATGCTTAAAATTAATTGGGAGACAGACATTTGTAAGATGGATTTTTTGAAACTAAGGAGTCAACCGATTGTAAATAGAGCAAAAGCAAGAATCGAAAATGTTGAAGTACCAATTGTTTCAGGTATGGGAATAAAGAGCGACACAACCTTTGATGAGATGATGGACATAGGAGGTAGGGGCAAAATGCTTGATCTTTTGCAAATTGTAATGAGTGATACCAAAGTTATTCCACCTGTAAGCTACAACCACTATTTTGTTGTGGATGGGGTTAAGGAGTTTAATTATCCGGCACGAGACGGTGCACATCGAATGCTTTTATCACGTTTCATAGGACTTAAGGAAATTCCTATGGTGGTGGAAGATACATTATTGGGATATAAGTTTAGCCCAGAAAAATGGACTTTTAGTGTTGAAAATGAAACTTTAGTAGTATCTGCAGTAAACAGTGATGAGGTTCATAGGTTTAACGTGTCAGATTATGTGGTTTATGAGTTTGATGAGGACTTTATTTATTTGATGCCAATAAAATAGAAACGACATTTTAAAATAATGATATGAAAATAATAGAGGAAATAAACAATTATATTAATGTTGCTCAGAGGACTCATGAAGCAAAAAAAACGCTTGAAACCCTAACAATTAACTGGGCGTCTGATCCTGAAGAAATGCAGTTTGAAAGCCTGAAAAGCAGTTCTGTGTTTACTCCTGCTTGTAAATTCCTGAGAATGGATAAAATAAAAATTGAGGATGTTCCGTATTTTGGAGATATGGGCCTATTCCAAGGAGCGCAGGTATCGTTGGGGTTCATTGATCTCATTGAATTGATGGCAAGCGGCGCAAAAATAATACCCCCGATATATGTTGTAGATGTTACCTATGTTGATGGTGTGAGATCAGAGAAAAATATTGAGTTTATGGATGGATCGCATAGAATCAGAATTGCTAAATTATTACAACTCAAAGAAATACCCATTGTAGTAATGGAAAGGCTAAGGTCTTATGTATTCACAGTTGACCAATGGAGCTTTAAAGCAAAAACAGTATCAGAGGTTAATTCTGATGGGAGTACGTCTACCAGAAATGTTATAGAAGCTACCTCCAATGAAGGAGAGACAATAGTTTTAATTACAGGAAGATACGCACCCTCAATTGATGAAGGATTTGAAAGGGATCTGTTTCCTAAGTATCTAAAAATTAATATAAGCCTCTAATCAAATTTTAGGAGATTGAAACTAAAAATAAGGAGGTTGAATATTTCATAAAAGTAAAACAACAAATACAATGGGAATAAGTGATATAAATAATTACGATAAACAGCATATTAATCGGTTGCTCTTGCAAGAAAAGCAGATCAATTCACTGTTCAATCAGTTAATTCGATTAGTTGCACCTGAGATGCGTAAATGGCACGATTCAGGCAATAAAAACAGCGTGTGGATCCGCAATACTACAATTGAGAACAAGATTAATAAGAGCCTTAATGAATTTAGTAAAGTACTTGAAAAATACATCAAAGAGAATCAGGAAAAGGCCTGGATGTCTGCTATTGACAAGAATGATGAAATTGTTGAACAGTACATTAAGGGGATGGCTTTATCTAAGATTGCTAAGGAGGGTCTCTTTATCCGTAATATGGAAGCGTTAAAAGCTCTACAAAATAGGGTTGATAACGGAATGAATCTTTCAAAAAGGGTTTGGGGTATATCATTGCAAGCAAAGAATCACATTGAACTATTTCTTGAATCTGGACTTGCAACCGGTAGAAGTGCAGAAGCAATTGGTCGCGACTTTCGCCAGTTACTCAATGATCCAAATAAACACTTTAGAAGGATTAAAGATGAAAAGGGTAATCTTGTATTGTCGCAGCCGATGAAAGATTATAAACCCGGCCCTGGAGTTTACAGATCTTCGAGAATGAATGCTCTTCGAGTGGCCAGTACTGAGACAAATATGGGCTATAGATTGAGTGATTCAGAAAGATGGAAGCAGTTTGATTTCATGCTTGGATTTGAAGTAAAGAGATCCGCTAATGCCCATCCTTGTGCTATTTGTGATTCTCTGAAAGGTAAATATCCGAAAAGCTTCGTATTCCCTGGTTTTCATCCTTTTTGTATCTGTTATGCAGTGCCAATCGTGATGGAACAAAATGATTTTGCGGATTTCCTGTTACATGATACACTCCCTAATAATCCTGTTTTAGAAATTCCGGGTAATGCAAAAAAGTATCTCGAAAAAACCCCAGGGTATTTACAAAATTCTTACTACGCTAAATTTAATACTAAATTTTTCAAACAAGAAACGAAATGAATATCAATATTTTATTATAAATTTTTAATGTAAAAGTTATGACTGAAGAAGAAATGGAAAATATGACAGTTGCTGACTGGGAGAAGTATTTTGAAAAAAAAGAAACTCAGCCAGGTACTGTTGATCTAAACAAAGATGTTTCAGATGATGAACGAGAGACAGAAACAGGAATAGTCGATCTATTTAAAGACTAATAACTTAATAATTAAACATATATGAAAAAAGAAGAAATTAAAACTTTACTGATAGATTTTGATGAGATTGAATATAGAGGAGATCTTCACAAACTGGAAGAGTTAATTAAAGCACACGGAAAGAAGATTGAAATAGCTTTTGAAGCTACAGGTCTGGGGAAACTCACCAACGATTACCTTCAGAGAATTTTGAAAAAAGATCTTTCCGGGATTCGAAATGCTATTACAGATGTGATTTCAAAAGTTCTGGATCCGCAATACTTGAGACGTGAGATTGAAAACAATGTGGACAGCAAAATGAAGAGCCTGAAACATGAAACAATGGATCTTCACGCAGCAATTGATTTAAGAGGTTTGTATGGGTTGAGAGAGTATATTTCGGTTACCAGCGCCGGGAAGATTACTGTATCAAACAATGATAAAAAAAGGCTGAAAGACTCTCATAGTACGTATTTAACCACAGAAGAGGGTATTGCACGATATAATCTTCATAAAGAAGCCTGCAGGGCAATAAATGTTTTTGTTGAGGAAATGGGTGATCTTATGGGATATAGTGATGCATTACAAGCTTTTGGACTTGATGACAATGAAAAGGTTATTCCGGTTATATTCGATTATGAATAATTAATCTGTTTTAAAAATGGAAAAGTTGACACCCAAGCAAGAGAGATTTTGTAATTACTACTTGGAAACAGGTAACGCCTCAGAGGCATATAGGCGTGCTTATTCGTGCGAAAGAATGGCACCAAATACAATCAACCGTAAAGCAGTTGAACTCTTGAATAACGGCAAGATTACGGCAAGGGTGGGACATTTGCAAGAAGCTCTTCAGGAACGCTCAGATATATCAAAAGATGAGGCTGTAAAAGAGTTGACTGCTATCATAAGGACACGTGTTACTGATGTACTGAATGTCAAAGGTAGTAAGGTAGTAATTAAGAAACTTGATGAGATGCCTGATGATGTTATTTCCAGTATTTCATCTATCAAAAATACCAGAGGTAATATTGAAGTCAGGTTATATGATAAAATCTCAGCGATTGACCGTTTATGTAAATTGTTGGGGTGGGATGAACCCTCAAAAATGGATATCAAAGGCTCAATCGATACCAGCGACTTAGAGAAAATGAGTAATGAAGAGCTTGAAGCTTTTATTGAAGGCAAAATTGATATTATGGGTTATGATAAATAATATAAAGAATAAATTATGGAAAATGAAATAAACAGTGAAGATCTATTTGATGATGATAAATTTAAATCGATTTCAGAGGCTTACGAGGCCGGGAAACGTGCCGGAATGATAGAGGGGTACTTACGTGCCTCAAAGAACATAACGACCGCTATTTCAAGGCTACAGGATATGTTTATAGAAAAGATAAACGGAACGTCTGAACATAATATAAAAGATTGATTTCTTTAATTTCTAATTTTGTAGACACTTTTTTTGGAAAGGATCCTCTTACTCAGGGGATCCTTTTTTTAATAATAAGTAAGTTAATTGAGTTGTGAATTATGTTAATTTCACTGTTAACAACCTATAAAATCGAGGATATAAAACAAGGATTTTTAAAACTCACAGTATCAGCAAACTAATCTTTAATTTATGTTGTTAACAATTCTATAACTTGCATTATGTTTAATAGAGCCTCTTATTTTCAATATTTTCTAAATAGCAAAAACAGCCTGGGACCTACTCTTTAAATACTTTGCAAAGGTACCATTTCTATAGATTAATGAGTTCGCAAAACAATGAATAAAAAGACGTATTATAGAAGAGTTGAAGTTTGATACTTATTAATCAATTTTTCTATATCAATTTTGTTTTAATCTCAAATTTTGACTTAATTAAATTATAAATTTCAGGACTGATTTTATAATTTGGATTTCTTTCGATAATAATTCCTTTAGAATCTAAGTAATCAGCTATAATATCAATACTAACGTTAAAATCTTTTGAAGCTTTAATAAGCCTCAGAAATGGGCGATTAAATGTATTAATAGAATTCACTAAATTAATTAAATTCTGTTGTGTATTTTTTAAGTCATCTAATTGTTCAATGATATATGCATCCTTACCTTCTGTTACCGTTTCTTTAAAATTGAAGTCTCGTTGGGCACGATATATTGGATTATCAAATTCAGGGATATCAAAATTTATAGAGGATATTGAAGATTTCAGTTCCTTTTGAAGTTTCGGAACGCCTCTCATGTCATTGGTGTAGAAGATTGTTCTTTCAGTCGTAATGTCAAAAGGTAATTTAGTGCCCAATTCAGCAATAGTTATAACAGGTTTGGCGGTCGAATGTCTAACTGCTAATTCATACATAACATTTGGATTTAATTCCGTGAGATTAGCAACGACCAAATCATGATTTAATATACATTCTAAAATTTGCTTTGTAATCGAGCCAGGTTTTGGCATCCTATGAGGTACATCCAAAACAAAATTGAGTTCTTCTAAAACCGGGGTAATAGATTCAATCACACCTTCTGTTTTTTCTCTGGTTTCGGATCCTTCATCACCAATTGGTGTAATAATAAAACATTTTCTTTTCATGATACTATTTAATGATTTATGTTTTTGCAAATATAATCAAAATACTCATTCTCTGAATATTTTATTTGAAGGAATGATATTCTGAATATCGAGCATCCTGCTGGCTGTCTCGAGTTCTGTTCTCTTAAAGTATACTTTTGCTTTTTTGAGGTTTCCTGTTGGATATCCTACTATCCATCTTTTATGACGCCACTCATCAATCAATCTTTTTCCGTAAAGTTTGCGAGCCTGAGATTCAGTTACTATTTCATGAGTAATACCGAGCCGGCTGAGCGTATTATATACTCCAATTTCGACTGCTTTAATAATGATCTGTTCGATTGTTTTGTCATCCATAACATTTAGAATTTGAGTTGTTTTGCGAGTTGGGTTTTTAATATTTCTAATCCTATCCAACGCTTTGGTCAGGTTGTTAAAGTGATTCCTTAATCAAACAAATCATTATTAATTCATGCGTTTGATTTGTGCCTGTGGCTTGCACAGATGCGCTCCAGTTGATCAAAAGTGCCAATCTGATGAGTAACGCCATCTATAACAATAATGCCGGAAATCGGATCCTTTTCAAATAGTTCAGTGATATGAACATTTAATGCTTCAGCAATATTATTCAATGTTTCAAGGGTAGGATTACCATTTATGGCTCTTGAAAGTGATTCTCTTGCAATACCCAATTTTTCGGATAGTTCACCCATTGAAATACCCTTTTGTTTTACGATTTCTTTAATTCTTAATTTCATGATTGCCGTCTTTAGAGATTTATTTCTGCAAATGTAGTGATATTTGATTCAGAATATCAAATAAGTTGAGAAAAATAACATTAAAAATCAAAATATTTTATGTTTTTATTTTGTTATTTGATTTATATAGCTAAATTTGCAGACATAAATAACATTTAAGTATCAATTATAAACTAATTCACTATGACAGATGTAAACAAATCAAAGTCTGAGACGGCAAAATTACCAGACACAAACACACCACCCTCTTTTTTAATAACTATTGGCAAAACAGAATTAATCAACTATCTAAGATCGGGATATGAAAGATGGCATAATTATGCAGTATATCATAACCAGAATAATGGGAAAAAGGCCTCAAGTGTACTAAATGAAGTGATTTTTGACGTTATGCAGAAACCAGTATTGAAGCTTTACGAATTACTTCACAAAACGTTTGACAAATACACTGAACTGGATATGCTTATATTAAAAGCAATCAAAAAAAATTCAATTAATAAATCAATAAATTAAAACACAATGAAAACAACGATTACACCGGAACAAATGAGAAACGTAAATCTAAGCGATGAAACAAAAGAGTATTTGGTAGCATACAAAGCAGCTGAAGAATCAACCAATATAGTATATAAGCAGGTTGAAGAGATGTGGGGAGTAAACCAAGCGATAGAAAAGATCAAACCTTTATTTGATGCTCTATATATTATGCAAAAAGAAATCTTGAAGCTAATGATGGAACATATTGATGAAAATTTGGGATCCTCAAATTGTACTGAAATTTAAAATCATAATATTATGAGTAAAGATAATGTTCCTAAAGTTGTAAAGGAGATCACATATGAATCGGATAAGAGTAGTAGTATAATTAATTACAGTATAAGGCACGGTGGTAAGTGCATACTCCTAAGCCGTAAGAATCTGTTTAATCTTTATGCATCAATAGCAGATCTTCTGCACGATGAGGAGGTTGAGGCTGATAAAAGTGAGGTAAAAAAGTAATAAAATGTTGGTTATCAAAAGGAGCCGGGTAACACCGGCTTTTTTTATGTATAGAATATTCTATTTGATATATATTAGAGTAATCAAGTTCTCTTTATCTCTTATAAGTTGATTGCTGTTTCATATCCCTGGCTCTTAGTATAGTGCCGGGGATTCTATTTTCTAAGAAGTAACATAGTGCTTTATATTTTACATAAAACGTTAAATATTAGCACGATGGCTTATGAGTGGTGATGAAAATGTAACAATTGAAGAGGTCAGGAAATATATCGGTAAGCGTTATGAAAGATGGCTCGATTATTCTACATATCATTGTGCACAACAAAAAATGGCCGGAGAAGAAGTCGATTTACTAAATGAGGTATTGATAAATCTTTTAGAAAAGCCAGAAGAAAAACTTATAGAACTTTACAGCAAGAAGTCAAAAGAATACACTGAACTTGATTTCTTTATCCTTAGAATGATCAAACTTAATGCTACCTCTGACACTGCACCATATAGGCACCGATATAAACAGATACCTACTAATGAGAACGTACATTTCAGCCAGTTGAATATAGAAGATGAAGAATATGAAGAAGATGATCGCCCGGCTGAAATTTTAAAACAAAAGCAATTGGTTTATGATATAGTTGATAAACGATTAGATCTTACTTATGAGCAGCGTGATATGTTTTACTTTAAATTTGAAGGAGGTGATTTTTCAGAATGGTACGGACATGAAGAATATAAACAGTTCCAGGATAATTATTACAAAGTGAGGAACAAGATAAAAGATGAAATACAAAAAGATAAGATCAAAAAAACCACAATGTCAGTACTTAGATCAGTAGAGAATGAAGTCAGGGCAATTAAAGATAAAAAACGACTGGAAATAATTAAAAAACAGCAAGACCAGGGATATTTCAAAACAATTTCAACATATACTAATTTGAACGATATGGATAATAAAAAGGAACCAGACACAGTTATAATAAGCAAAAAGGATCTTAAAGAGTTGATATCTGAAATGATTCCTACAGCAAATAAAACGGAAACTAATATTGAAGTACAATCTCAAAAACTTATAAATACTGAAGTTTTGAAAGCATTAGTATTTGATGTTATTAAGAAAGAGCTCCTTTCAGAGTTAAGTAATTTAGCCATACAGACAGCTTCAGAAGGATTAATTAATAAACCTTCAGCTATAATTATGAAGAATAGATTAGATACCTCAGAAGCCTTAAAGTATCTTTCAGAGCGTGGCTTCAGTATATCGAGATCAACACTAAGCAAGTATTCTAATAATGGTACTATTGTATCAACATTAAAAAGCAATAGAAGATACTTTACAACTGAAGATCTAGATGTTTTTTTAAAGAAAATGGCTGCATAAGTTTATAAGTATCTAAGAAAAAAATGAGAGGGTAAACTACTTAATTTTTTATTCATTAATTGAATTATTCATATAAAATTTCAACTAGTAATATCAATTTGGGGGAATATTTGGGGAAGAGTGTATTTTCAAAAAAATAACCCCTTGTTTATAAAGGGGTTATAGGTGTAGTTTGTTGTCTTACCAGGACATCAAGTTTTTTGC